GTTCTTTCCGCTCGCGTATGGTGTCAAGAAATACTCCTAAACTCTGTTGGCAGATACCAGACGCCCCCGATTTTGCGTGCTAGGTGGATGGTCGTATGGCCGTTGGGGTGGACGTGCCCATAGGCCCAGCCGTTCCCCTGCTGGAGGGTCCGCTGGTGGCGGTCGTTGTACCCAAGGTCCAGACGGGCCAGACACCCGGACGAATACCCCTCCTTAGGGTCTAGGCCGGGCATACAGACGGTTTCGACCTTGTGAACGTGCCCCATAAGCACCCGACCGTAGATGCTGGCGGTTTGGCGAAGGCCCGAATCACCGCTGGTAAAGCCGTGAATCACCTTCAAGTCACCCACCTGGATGTATTTCCTCTTGTGGTAGGGCACTACGACCTTGGCGGTCTTTACCGCGTCTTCCATTTCCTCAATCATCGACCGTGCAACATCCTTTACGTTCCCGTTTGGGTGGTGCAACTGGTCCCATACCCGCTGGTCATGGTTCCCCCAGCAAACAGCGGTGGGCTTGAACTCCCTTAGGAAGTCCAAGCCCATCTGAAAGTCGAGTTGCCCGGATTCGTAACGATCGCCATCGCTGGCCTTGGCCCGGAGGAATCGGAAGTCGAAGTGGTCCCCGCCTCCGATCCTGATCGTTGGTTTCCAGTAGCGGGAGAACTCACGGAAAGCGGCAAGGGTGTGTTTGCACACCATATCGCCGTGTGTATCGAACGCGGCTATCCACCGTTCGGGCCTTTTCATGCGTTCCGTTCCTGCGTTACAGCCGGATGATCTTCGGTTCCGGCGTGATCGTAACCGTCTTCGGCGTAGGAATATCCCCGCACATGGAAGTTTGACACTTCACGTTGCAAGGGAGGGCCGTGAAACTGACCTCCAGCATCTTCCACTTGCGGATGATCCGCTCGGCGTTCGGGTACATCTTCCGCTCATCGACCGTGGGCATCGTGATCTCGGTAGGGATGAACCCGATAGACAGGCCCATGCCGCCCTGCTTGATCCGCTCCAGCAAGTCATCGGTCATCGGGTCTTTGAGGTTCTTGTAGAGGTGGACCCTGGCCTTTAGAGCCGTGGGGTTCTGAGCGTTCGGGAACGGATTGATCCAGCGGACGACCCCCACGTTGCTGCTCATGTCGTAGCGGTGGTCGATGAAGACTTTCTTCTGGCCCATAGACATGAAGTAGGTTGTATCCGCGCCGCCGGTCAGAACAACCTCATCGTCCATGTCCGTATCGGCAACGGTCATCACGACCTCAACATCCCGCTCGGTGTCGCTGGTCATTGTTTCCTTGCAGGTAAGGCCCGCGATACCGACCGACTCAGCGGCCTTCAGTCCGTGCCTTGCCCGCATCTTCGTAACGATCTGGTCGTACATCACTCGCCCTCCACAACAAAGTCAAGCCAGCACCGGCAACTCGCGTGCAGCGGTGGGCCGTCAACGTCTGAGTAATCGAACACAATGGTCTGATCTGAGATGGTTTCAGACTGCCCCTGCCTGTAGAACGGCTCGCCAATCGGAGCCTCTACTCCGTCCATCTGGTAGCAGAACGGGCACACCTGCTCATCCCGAGCCGTGTGCCAACGCTTTTTTACGATCTTCGCCTGCTTCCACGCAATCTCGGTGCCCGCATTGAACGTGCGGACAGTCTCTGTAGACGCTACACGCTGGGGTCCGTACTTAGCCAACTCCTGCAACTTCAGGTCGAGAGCCGCCTGGACTTCCTCTGGTGTCGCCCCGGCCTCTACCGCATCCGCAATCGCGCCCTTCAACTGGTCTCGGATCGTGCTGGTCACACTCTGGGTCATCTTCGGGACGTACTCATCGACAAACGCCCGTGCCGCTTCGCCCTCATTGGTGAAGGACGGGATATCCACAGTCACGCCAGCATGGACCACGCGGGCGGTTCCGTTGTTGTACCCCTCGCGGTAGATGCTCAGCAGCAGCACCAGCACAAGGTCCCGCAGCCGGTCCCGCTCTTTCTTCTGGTCGTATCGCAGCTCAGAGCCGCGTGCGGTCGCTTCGATGCTGAGGTAATACTCACGCATCAGCCGCTCCAACTCCGCCTCTTGACCGCTTACCGCGTCGTAGGGGCTGGGTTCCTCGGCCTCTCCCGCGTCCTTTGTGTGCTTACAGCCGCAATCCAGATGCCCCACACCGGCGACAGTCATCAGCCGGGTGTAGACGGTCTTAGCGTTCACTTTTTTTTTACTGAGGAACTTTACCGGAACGTCGTCCGGGTTGTCGTCTGGGGTTTCTGGCCCGTTGGCGTGATCGGCTTCGTCCGCTTGTTCGTCCAGAGCGGTGCCCTGATACCGCAACTCGTCACCGCCCTCAACAGGCTCCAACTGCCGCTTCTCGCGTGCCTCGTTCGCCGTGATGATGCCCGCCGCAACGTCGAGCCGCGTCGCTTCCTCAACGTACTTCTGGTCCTCGCCCATCGGGTTATCGGGGGCAAACCACATCTCACCCGGAGCGATGCCGAACAGCGGGAGATACGACTCATTCAGCCGCTCACAGAACGCACACAGGTGCGGGATGATCGAATCCTCGAAATACTGACCGCGTGCTACCGCCTGCTGCTGGCCGGAGTGATTCATCGAGCCGGATGCGTTGCCCTGCATCAACTGCGAAGGGATGCCCGCCGCTCGCCAGATCGTTTCACGCAAGTCCTTCTTTTCCTCAAGGTACTGCACGTCCTTCGCTGGCCACTGCAACGGCTGGACCTTCAACTCGGTGCCAATGACCACCGACTGACCGGCGCCGAACGGACCACGGAAACGCCGGAACATCTCTCTGATCCGGTCGATAACGTCTTGCCCCGCACCCACCGGCGTACTGACCGCAAAGTCGGGCCGTCCCTCGTTATTCCAGCGGTTCAGGCTGGTCTGGACGGCCGCCACAAGCGAATCACACTCGGGAGCAATCGCACGCAGCCACCCCTCACCATACCACGGGCTGATCGGGCTGGGGAAGTATTTGAACTGCACCACAGACTCGGCGGGGAAAGTCCGCACTTCCGCACGGTTGCGGCCATAGGAATACGACACGATCCCTTCCGGGTCAATGTCGATCTTTGTCCACTGCGGGTACAACTTGTTCAGGATGTACGGCGGCTGCGTCTTCGTCGCGTTGTGCAGCCAATACATCTGGCCGGTCAACTGGGCGAGTAGCCAGTGAATCCGCATGAACTCAACGCCGGTTTCTGGCTGGTTCGGGTTCGCTAGCAGTGCAAGGGCCTCGTGATCCTCGACCTCCACCACGTTCGCGGCCCGGTGTGCGTACTGAGCGGCCTTGCCGTGAATACCACGCTCCAGCCACTTACGCCGGGTCTTCCCAACATCCTTGCCACGGTCACGCTTGTAGAGCCGGATCGGAACCGATGCGAGTGTCTTGGCGTTGTATTCGGCTGCAATCCACACTTCACCGACAGCACGGTTGACCAACTCAACCTGATCCTGCCGCAGTGCGTACCGGCTCTGCGCCAAATCCTGCGCGAGTGTTGAAGCCTCTTGGTACTCACGCATCATGCCCTCAGGCTTGTCGCGTGCTACCAGTGCTTTCCATGCTTCAGAGATGCCCATTGTTAGAAATGCTCGTCATCCCAAGTTGCAACTCTCGGCTTGTTGGCGACAGATGCCGGAAGCCTGTCTACGGACCCGTACACAAGCCTAGGCCGCATCGTTAGACCGTGATAAGCCAGAGCCAAGGCGCATACGCAGTCGTCGTGTAGGCCGTCTGGTGCGCAGTTGTGGGTCGCTAGGCCCTCGGCCACAAACGTTCTGGTCGTTGTCGAGATGGCAACCACCTCTCTGTCACCGATAAACCTTGACGAAACAATGTGTGGCGCTCCGATCCTGACAACAGTTCCCAGTTTTTCAATGTCCATCTTGGCGAGCAATCGCTTCGGCCTGATCTTGCCGAGAACCTTGAGCAGCCCGTGCCTTTTCTCGTTCAGCGAGAAGTTGATTACCGTCTTTTTCGATTTACACTCCACAAGCCGATACCCACCAGCCTTCGCCATTGACCTCATCTCGTCGGCCATTGCGTTGTTTTTCTGGGCAAACCCCAGCCTGAATGAATGGCCACGACCGCCCCACTTTGGCCTCTGTGACAAGCACCCCTCTCCGTCAAAAGCGGCAGCCATATAGCCGTCTTCGTAGGTCTTTCCTGTTTCCCATACGTCAAGAAGCCTGGTTAGTCTGTGGGCGGCAAACCTCAATGACTTTGAGGTCGGGTGCCTCGCCCTGAGGTCTTCGGTCTTTATCCAGCGATAACTTCCAGAAGCATCGACAAGCCATAGGTGGTCGTTCGATGATGTCACCACCGTACCGTCGCTTAGCGTGAGTTCATAGCACGGCTTTGTTACTCTGTTCACAGACAGAACCGTGGACTTTCTCCACCTCCTCGCCTTTGAGTCTCCGACCGTGTTTTCGTCAAACGCCAGCAGGGTGTCGCCCACAGAAACAGAGCCGAGTTCTACCCAGCGAAGATCAGATGTCAGTATGCGAGTGTTTGGGGTCATGCAGTAGTGTACCCCTGTTCTCGTGTATTCGTACTCGAACATCTCCAGTTCAGACTTCACAACCGGGTCGTAGAACGACAGACCGCCCGACTGCAAACCCACTGCCAGCCCCTCCATGATCCGCTGCTTGCTGGATTGGCTGAACTGGTAGCCCTGAATGCTCGGGCATCGCCGCTGCAACTGCTCCACGATCGGATCGCCTACGCCGGTTGAGTCCACCAGAGCGTGAGCGTTCTTGACGATGCCGACCAACCGATCCATCGTTTCAGACCACGGAATGCCCTGCCAGCGGTGCATCTCAACCTGTTTACCGTCCGCGTCCAGCCCAATAGCCACGGTCCAGTCCTGACTCTTCGCAAGGTCGATACCCCACTGCGATACCGTCCCCTTGACCGTCGCTAGTTCGGGCTTGTAAGCCGCTGCGATGGAATCCATGCCGAACGGGTTGCCACCGTCCGGGGCTGGAACCCCCTCGTATTCCTGTGCATAGATCGCGGGCGGGAGTTCGGCCTTGGCATCGGCCAACTCTTGCGGGTCGATGACCGGGTTTGTGGAAGTCGCTAGTCGGAAGGAACGCCAGCCCTTCTTACCCTGGACCTCGTACTCAAACATCTGCTGAAACTCACGCCGCCCGCGTGGGGTTCCGAGAATCCAAGCGTCCCCGGTGTAGTCGGTAAGGGTGGGTCGGATCGCCTGTTGCCACGATGCGAGCAGGTCAACCACGATGCCCGCTTCGTCGATGATGACCCGCTTGTATTTGCGGGATCTGCCAGCGTCTTTGGTGTCGAGTGTCCAGAACTCGATAACCCCGCCAGTTGCCAGTTCAAACCGCTTCTCGGTGAAGTCCGACCGCCTGATGACGGGCTTTAGCCACTTCTCTAGATCACGCATTGCCTCGGTGAGGTAGCGGTAGGTGGGGGCAAACCAGCCGACCGGATAGCCGTCAAGTATGGTTTCCGCTGCAAGAACCTGACCAAGCGTTGTTTTTCCAGTACGCCTTCCGCACATGACAACATTGAACCTGCCGCTTCCATCAACGATCCGACGTTGCCCGCTGTGCAGACTTGGAAGTTCTACTCTCATCGCATACAATCACGCATAGGAGATTTCAATGGCAACAGACACCGTTCGTGAGCGTTTTTTTAAGAAGTTCACTGTCAGCGATTGTGGGTGCTGGGTTTGGAGTGGAGCGTCTACGAAGTTTGGGTATGGAGTCATGGGTGGTCCAAACAGAACGGTCCTCTATGCTCACAGGGTTTCGCATGAAATTCACAAGGGGGAAATACCGACCGGGTTTGTTGTCATGCACAAGTGCGACAACCCCAAATGCGTAAACCCAGACCATCTTTGCGTAGGAACGCACGCAGAGAACATCAAAGACTGCATCGCAAAGGGTAGGAGTTCAAGGGGCGAGAAAAACGGAATGGCAAGGATTACCCGCTTGCAGGTTGACGAAATGCGAAAAAGGGTTTTGTGTGGCGAACGGCAATGTGACGTGGCAAAGGAATACGGCATATCAAAGAGCCACATCAGCAGCATTTGCAACGGAAGACGCTGGTGATTCAATCAGCAACGGGTGGCAGCCTGTTCACATAGACGACTTCCAGCTTTGCCCCGTCCGTGGGCTTTCCATCGTCCAGCCGTGCGTTCTTTTCGGCAAGGTGTTCGTCGTCCTGGTTCATCTTCTCCAGTACGGCGGCGGTCCTTACGCAGTCGTTGACGGTCTTGTAGTCACCGTCGATAGCAGCGGCATTCAGAGCGGCCCGTAGCCCCTGGACCAGTTCAGCCTTGAACGCATCGGAGATATCCCACCGTTTGCGCCGGTTGAGAGCGTCGGTTGCTGACCTGCGAATCAGGCCCCTGTCCTTGGGGTCTAGTAGGTTCAGGTTCCCGACAATCGGATTCCCCTCAGGCACGTTCGATCCCCCGGTGAATGTAAACCCCCGCTTCCAACTCGTAGACGTGCTTTACCAGCGTACCGGGCGTTTCCCAGTTGGACGACGCGACGAT